AAGGAAATGGCGCCTCCGGCACGAATCGAACGTGCGACCCTCCCCTTAGGAGTGTACCCAGGACGCCAACAAGGGCTCTACGGCCGCCATTCTACATCGCTGAATCGACACAGAACCCATACCAATGTCACGTTTCTGTTTTGGTATTTCGGCGGGGCCGGCCATTGCGTCCGGCGGGGTTTGCGAAAAAAAAGCCCGGCGTAGCCGGGCGTACTGGAGGGGCAGAGACATCGCGGTCAGTCTTCAGCGGGCCTACCTTTCAGCTCATACCCTCCGCCGAGCAGCACATACATCAGCGCGCTGGCCGGGTTCTGCGCGCTCCGCTCATCCTCTTCGTACCGCTTGGCCAGCCTCCGGTAGACCTCAGAGGCCCCTGCGCTTTCTCGCAGCGGGACGTCGACCTCGCCCAGGCTCCCGTGGGACATTGCTGGGCCGCAGCGCTCGATGGCCGCCCAGGTTGCGGCGTCGTACCGCTTCGCGGCCAGCAGCTCCTGGATGTGCCGCACATCCGCCCTCGTCAGTAGGTCGGAGGCGCCGAGCGGGTAACGCTGCTCGCTGGCCGCCGCCTTGGCGCCTGCCCGGCGCGACACGCCCTTCTTCGTGCGCGCCTTGGGGGCGGCTGTCGACGACATCGATGTCGTCGACATCACGTTGCTTCTTCGCGCGCGGGCGTCCCCTTCTGGTGCGTCCGCCCGCGCCTTGCGTCCCTTCCTGGCCTTGGCGGCGGGCGGCGTAGCCGCTGGCGTGCCCTCGGGCTCCGCCAGGTGCAGCTCGGCCGTCGCCTGGCCGTTGAAGTCCAGCTCCGGCTCGGGCTGTACCACCAGATGCACGTCCTCATCCATGAACTCGGCCAGCACCGCCACCTCGTCCTTACTGGGGCGGAACGTGGCGGTAAACGAGAGCTGGATCTGGCCGCCGTCGTGGGGCTCGATCCGGAAGCGGCGCAGCTGCACGTCGGTGAACCAGCGCTGCAGCAGCCGCAGCTCGCAGTGCTCGATCACGTTGCAGAACCCGATGGGATCCATGGCGCGCGGCCGGGCAATCACGCCGTCTAGGAACAGGAAGCTGCGCAGCAGCGGATCGAAGTAGTCGCACAGGTCTGCGTGGGCGCGGCCCGAGAAGCGCGCGTCCACTACCAGCACCTTTTCGTCGTCGTTGCCGCGCTTGCGGATGTTCAGGGACTGCAGCTCGGCGTGTCCCTCGAAGCGGAACGACGGCACGGCCGTCGATTCGGTGAGTTCAGAATGGGATGTCATCGGTCATGTCATCGAAGTTCGCGGCGGCTCGCTGGCCGGCGGCCGGCCGAGCGCCCTCGGCATCATGGTTCGCGTGGTCGGCGCGGTCCAGTAGGCGCAACTGGCTGCCCTGGATCTCGGTGCTGTAGCGCTTGATGCCATCGCGGTCGGTGTAGTCGCGCGTGACCAGGCGGCCGCTCACGTAGAGGCGACTGCCCTTGACCAGGTATTGGGCGGCCACCTCGGCCAGTCGGCCGAAGAAGGTCACGCGATGCCATTCGGTACGCTCTTGGCGCTGCCCGTTGGCGCGGCTGGTCCAGTGTTCGGTGGTGGCCACCGAGAGGTGACAGATCGGATCGCCGGCAGCCGTGAAGCGCGTCTCTGGGTCGCGGCCCAAGTGGCCAATGATGTCGACGCGGTTCAGCATTCGGCCTCCTGGATAAACGTCTCCAGCTCTTCGGTCGCAGGGCGCCGCCAGTTCGTGATGACGCCCGTGTCCACATCGATCTTCAGCACCAGGTAGTCGCCTCCGCCTTCCGGGAAGAATGCGGGCACGTATCCCTCGTATCCGACCAGCTTCTGGCCGTCTTGGGTCAACAGGTCGGCCGCGAACTCGTCGCGCACCTTGATGCACAGGTCCAGCGTCTTTGCCTGCACCTTGATTGGCTGGTGGATGGTCACTTCCATGGGCGCCTCACCGAGCCCGGGCTGCAATGGTGCGCGCAGCGGTGACGACGACGCCCGGGTACAGCGGGCCTGCGCGCTTGAACGCGCGCGCCTGCGCGCCCAGGAACTTCATGTCGGGCACCACGCACTCGATGGGCGCCTGCCCGGCGGCCACCGCCTGCACCAGCGCCAGCATGTCCTGCACCTCGGCAGCGTAATTCACCCGGCCGCTGATGCCGGCGGCTCTCGCGGGGGTCTCTACTGCGGCCGGCACCGTCACCACTGCGGCCGTCATGGCTGCGATCTCGGCCTGCGTGGCCGCTGCCTGCATGTCCTGCATCGCCTGGGTGGCGGCTTGCATGTTGCCGGCCCTGGCGGCAGCCTGAGCCTTTTCCTCGGCCTGACGGATCGCGGCCCGGGCGGCCGCCTCTTCGCGCGCCAGGCGTTCGCGCTCGGCACGGGCCTGCGCTTCAGCCTGGGCGCGCGCCTCGGCAGCTTGTCGCTCCTGCTCGTGCAGCCAAGTGGCGATCGAGCGTTTCAGCGAGCGCTCGGCCTTATCCAGGTAGTCGCGCGGGGCGCGAAACAGATCGTTAACGGCTTTCACGGCCTGGTTGAGCGGTCCGGTGATACGGGTGCGCTGCTCTTCCACATCTTTCTGCAGCGCCTTGATGCGGCGCAGGTCGTCGCTGGCCAGATCGAACAGCGCGGGGCTGTCGATTACGAAGTCGGTGGCGCTATCCAGCATCTGCTGGGCACGCCCGGCCAGCTCGATGGCGGGGCTGGCGTCGTAGCTGATGGTGTCGGTGGTCTGCATGTCAGTCATCGGTGTGGGTCAGGTTTGGGGTGTTGAGACGGTGGCGCTGGCACCAGCCGCGCACAGTGAGCAGCGAACAGAACAGCGGCCAGTCGGTGGTATCCATGTATTCCTGCGCGTGATAGGTGCCGTCCTCGCGCAACTGCACCGCCAAGCGGCGCAGCGCCTGAACGTTGTGCGACTGCAGCGCGTGCTGGTAGGCGGCCAGCTGCGGGCCAACAACCGGGTACAGGCGCGCAGTGGTTTTCAGGTCCACCACGGCGGGAATGCCGTCGACAAGGCCGAAGCGATCGAGCGTGCCCGCATAGCGCAACACGGTGTGATACAGCGGCTGCTCGATCATTTCCCAGCGCGCGTCATGCTCGCGGCAGAACGCCTGCCAGGCCGTGAGGTATGGCATCAGCGCCGGATCCAGCGTGTCCGTGTCCAGATCGCCCTGGTCGTGCAACTCGCAGGCCAGATGCACGGCACTTCCGAACTCGGCGGCGGCCGACAACACATCGGCCGGCACGCTGCCGAAGTCCTGCAGCGGCCGCAGGATGCTGGTCACACTGGGCAAGCGCGCGCCATCCAGGTCGTAGCGGTGGGAGGCGGCATTGAAGGTCAGAGACATTTGCGGCCCATCATTCGGTTCACATCATTGAGTCCCTTCATGGCCGTGATGACGGCCCGGGCGATGGGCTCAACCTGTCGCGTGCGCGCGCACCACAGCGTCCATGCGTGCGGCGTCTTGCGCAGCAGCTCTCTGGCGAGGCTTTCGGCTGTCAGGGTGGCGATGTGATCACGCAGGCTGCGCGAGCCGACCGCACCAAACCAGCGCGACCAGGCCGAGCCGTCGCATTCGACGATGATCTGGCCCATGCCGCCGAAGTCGCGCAGCAAGACGGTGATGGGCGGAATGGTGGCCCGTCCCAGCAGGCCGTCGGCCTTGGCCTCATAGATACGCAGCGCCTCGATGTTCTCGATGGGCTCGATTTGCATCACCAGCTCCTCGGTCATGACTGCGCCTCCTCGTTCAGTGCGGCGTTGAGCGCCAGGAAGTCAGCTGTGGTGATGCCATCGAGCGTGCCGCCTGCTGCCAGGCCCGCGCGCTGGCGCGCCTGGGCAATCGTGAGTCCGGCCTGGGCGATGCGTCGGGAGATCAACGCAACCTCACCGGCGGTGGCTGCTGTGGCCTTGCTGGTCCGTTTTCCGCCACGACGGGCCGGGGATGCCGCCTTGCCGGCTGCTGCAGGTGCTGCGGCAGCATCTGGCGCGGGCCGTGCCGCCACTGCGGTTGCAGCAGCAGACTTGCGTTGCGGCGGCGTCACCTTCGGCTTTTTGCCGGCAGCCGGCGCGGCTGGTGCCGGCGTGGTCATCGAAAGCCCGTCCAGCTCTTCGGCGGTGGGCGCGGTGCAGCTCTCAGGAAAACCACGACGCAGCGCCTGGGTCTCGGCGCGCGCTCCCAGCAGTGCGTAGGGGCGACGCGCCCACGCATCGTCCAGCGAGCCGTCAGCGAGCACGATGCGGTTCTCACGCCAGTATTCGCGCGCCGAGAACTCGGCCACCTCGCCGGTGTCCATGCGTCGCCGCACGGTGACGCGGCACCAGGTCGGGAAGGTCACGGTCTGGCCGTTGATGACCTCGGTGGCCTCCGGTCCATACTCCGGCTCATCGATGCCAGCGCAGCCGTGGCGCATCGCCAGCATCCGATACAGGCCAGCGCGAGGGCGAATGATCCGTCGCGGGTCATCAGGGTCGGCCGGATTCGCTCGAGCCAGGTAGACGGGGTTCTGCAGCGCTGACAGGCCCAGCGCGTTGCAGTAGTCGCGCACGGCGCGCACGGTGTCGCGGGACTCGCCCGGATAGATGGAAGTCTGCAGGATGTCGAGCAGAGCCTCGTCGTCAATATGGTCGGTGATTTCTGGTGTCGTCATGGTGCCGTCATGTTTAGCGTTGTAGACGGCAAAATATAGAACGGTAACTTTTTCGTGTAAAGGATTAGCGAAACAGATTTAAGCCATTACTCGCCGCTGGCGTCTGCGCAACAAAAAGCCCGCTTTCGCGGGCTGCTGTGCGATATCGAAGGTGCTGGAGATGAACTACATCAGCGCCACGAGAAAACGGGGCATGTCGGCGCCGTCACAACGTGTTTGATGCTCCTACGCAACGTCTTTATAATCCCCCCCCCCCCCCCCCCCCCGCTGCGCGAATGGCTCTTTTCTGCAACGCGCTCGCGCAATACGCGGGCGGTCCTTTCTGCGATCTGCTGGGCCACACTGCGGCGGAGGGATGCCTGGTCGACGTGCTCGCAACCGACGCGCTCCGCTTCGCTGGTAATACAGGACTGCGCGTCTTCCGCGCGCGCCCAGGCAAGCTTCATGGCGTTGGCGACATCATCCAGCCTTCGGTAAGCGTCCGGGCCTTCGAGGTAGACCAGCGCCAGCTTCATGACTGAGGCAATTTCCGAGAAGGCCGCTTGCGCCAGGCCGTCCATCGCCTCGATGGTGGCATGCAGGGTGGCGCATTCTTGGGGTGTTTCATCGGCTGCCTGTTGGTCGCTCATGCGCGTGTTTACCTCGGTTCCTTGCGAGTCGTAACGAAACATAACGGCGGAAAACCTGACACCCTGGCAATTGGTAGCACCAGCACGACAAAGACCGACGAACGGTAGATATGCCCGGATGAACGGTCGATTCAAGCGGGCGGACGGCGGTACCTCCGATGTTCAATCACCGTCCCCAGAACCTCAACCGCTGATGCGTCGCCTTGAACCGTTGGGTAGTCGTCGTTGAGCGGCTTCAGCTCAATGAATGCTCGCCCGGTGTCATCAACCCCCCTAGGTCGATACTTGCGCAACACGGCCCCCTCCTCCCGACTGAGCGCCAGCACGTAATCGCCTGGCGCAGGCTCTACAGCTGGGTCAACGATGACCTGGTCCCCGGGTCGCAGCTCTGGCTGCATCGAGTTATCACGAATCTGCAGCGCAAAAGCCCGAGGAGACTGCGCCCCGGTGCTAAGCAGCCATTCGGGAGCACCTCCTGCGTCATAAGGGTCGCCGCTCCTCAGCCAATCGACGACCCTGGCTCGGTCAATGCACGGGATCTGGCGAATGTCCTCCATGCCTGGCCCCATGCCCATTTGTTCGCGCACCAGCTTGACCCCTTCGCCGGTCATCAACCAAGCGGCGCGCACGCCGGTAGCCCCTTCGATTTTGGCGGCGGTTTCGCCGCGCATGTGCTTTGTCCGTCCCGTAATCCAATGCGATATCGATGACGGGGTCACACCTATCTCGGCCGCCAGCTGCAGGCGGGTCTTGCCCGAGATCCTCAACGCCTCTTCAAGCCGGTCGCTCAAGTCCATGCAGGAACTCCCCTGTTTATCGCGGAATTTTAGCGAACTCAACACAGGGCCGTGTCACAGAAGACACGATGTGTACTACATTGACCTTCACAAATTACTGTCTTATACAATGCTGCGGATTGAGGTAACGAACTATCGAGCACTGGCATGAAGACAGCAAGAGCCGTGGAATTGGCGGGCGGGCGAGCACAGCTGGCCGGCCTCCTGGGAATTGGGCGAGCTGCCGTCCATCACTGGGGAGAAGACATCCCCGAAGGGCGCGCCTGGCAACTGCGCGTTCTCCGTCCCGAGTGGTTTCCGCAGGACGCCCCCGGCGGCGGGCAACCCATTGCGTCGGCGCCAGTCGGTCAGGTCCACCAGCCCCCCGATGCCGATACGCCGGCTGCGGAACTGACGGCCGCAGAACGCAAGGCGCGAGAACAGCAGGAAAAGCTGGCTCGCATCATCCAGCTGGCCACAGAGATCGTGCAGGAGGCTGTGCAATGAACGGACGCTCAGTGGCAAACGGGCCGAAACCACTGCATGAACTCGAAACCTACCGGCCGTCATACATCACGCTGCAGCGCCTGGTCGACGCGGCCCTGCATGGCGAAAGCGTCGACCGACTGCGGGTCATGCTCGATGTGCTGGTGCGCCTCGATGCCGGCCTGCCGACGGACAGCCTGGAGGCGCCAAGCGCCACCTTCCTGGCGCACCTGATGCACCTGGTCGCTCGTGGCCTCCTGGAGCCGCACGAGTGCGGCGGCTGGCTGACGATGCGCGACGCGCCGCTGGCCGACGCGGCGGAGGCCCTGCTGCGGGACGAGCGCCTGGATGGCGAGATGCTGCGCGCAGGGCTGCTGCTGGTCATCGGGCGACCTCTGCCAATGAAGTACCGGAACGCCCTGGATCGGCTGCGCGACCTGGGCTGGCAGCTCACCAAGGATGTGCAATGGCGCTTCTGATGAAGGTCGAGATGACAGACATGCCTACGGCCGACCCTGACGCGGTGCGCAGGGTGATCGAGCTGGCGGACAGGCAGATGCGCGCTGCGCTCTGGGAGGCCTCGGTCCAAGCCAGGGTCAACGAACACGAGAGTATTCAGCGCGCGCTGCGCGACCCGAGAACGACACCGGAAGAGCTGCTGGTGCTGCGTACCCTGTTGGCGATGGAGGCGCTGATGCGCGAAGGCCCGGGCCAGCGAGCCGCCCCGATGTGGATCAGGATCAGGAACGGCCTGGACAGAATGCTGTGCATGGAAGCCGAGGCAACCGCCACCATCGTGTTGCGCCTGTTCTCGCGTGACTGGCTGCAGCTGGGCGTTTCCCTCGACGGCTGGCTGACCGCGAGCGCGCGGCATGCGTCATGAGAGTGTACGCCGTCGACATCAACGCCGCGCAGCGCGAGACGCTGGGCCTGACCGCCACCGAGGAGGGGGTGCTTACGCGCTTGCGGCTCTGGTACCTGTGGACCGAGCGACCGCTGCCGGATGATTGGCGCTGGATATACGCCATCGCCGGCGTGGACCAGTCCGCGCCATACGCGGAGCGCCAGGCTGTGGCCAATGTCGTGCAGCGTTTCTTCGTCTACGTGAAGCGCGACGGCGGTCACGTATGGGTGCGCCGCGAATATGACGACCTGATTGCAGCCAGCCATGCCGCAGCAACAGGCCAGCGGACCGGGGGCGCTGATGACGCAAATTCCGCGTGACTGGATCCCTGCGCCGCTTCCAGACCTCTCCAGTCAGGCAGGGGATGTTCACCTGGCGTTGCTGGATCTGCACTTCATCAACCGTCGTCCATTGCCATTGGACCGGAAGACGCTCCATCGCCTGCTCAACGTCCGAACCTACTACCAGGAGTGGCAGGTGGAGGCCGTACTGAACACCCATTTCAACAGAACGCCGCAGGGCTGGTTGCCCATGCTCGAACCAAAGCCACTGGATGCCCGGCCATGCACTACTTCTCCTTCCACATCCGCGACTACCGAAGCAAAACCGGGTACCTGACGCGCATGCAGAACCTTGCCTATCGGCTGCTGCTGGAAGAGTGCTACATGACCGAGCGGCCTCTGCCGTCAGATCCTGCTGAGTGCGCCCGCAAGATCGGCATGTCCGATTGCGTAGACGACGTGAGGCTGGTGCTGAATGACTTCTTCGAGCTGGGCGAGGACGGCTACAGGAATCGTCGCTGCGAGGAGGAGCTGAGCAACTGCATCGAGCGCCAGGAGAAAAAGCGCCGGGCCGGCATGGCGTCGGGCGAGGCGCGGCGCGCACGCGCCGAGCGCCTCAAGCAAGGCACGCAAAGCGATGTGCGCACCGGCACGGCATCGAGAAATGAACGGATGCTGAACACCCATCCGACAGATGATGAACAGCCGCTGAACATCTGTTCAACACGTGTTGAACTACCCAACACCCATTACCCATTACCCAAAACCCATCTAACCCCCCCTGTCCCCCCCTTGGGCGGCCTGGGGTCAGTGACGTCATTCGATGTCGATCCTGTTGCGGGGCCTGAAGGCGCGGTCAGCTCGGGCACAAGCCAGCAAAGCGCGGCGCTGCCCGATTCGGCCAGGCAGCGCCATGCGCGTGCACGTAGCGGTCCCGAGAGCTGGTCCGGCGTGCATGTCGAGCGACCCGGTGAGGTTTCGGTAGCGCTGTGGCGCGACTTCTGCGCGCTGCGAAAGGCCAAGCGCGCCCCGATCACCGAGGCTGCACTGGCAGGCATACGGCGCGAGGCCGGCAAGGCCGGGGTAACGCTCTCGGATGCGCTGGCGTTCATGGCTGAACGAGGGCACCAGGGCTTCATCGTCGATGCGTATCTGCGCCGCGACGGCCCATCGCCGTCCAGGCGAGGCGCGCCCGCCAGGTTGCAGCACACGCCGCACGGCGGCTTTTCGGAACTCGATTACCGTCAGGAGGTCAACGAGGATGGGACCCTCGCACAGTAGGCCAGCACCTCGACGGCTGGCGCAGATCACAGGCAGAACCGTGTCGCCACTGGGCGCGCGCGACGCTGTCTGCGAGCGACACGGACCGTACCGCAGCGACGGCTGGCTGCTCTGCGGTGTGCGCGAGTGCTGGCGCCCGTGCCCAGCCTGCAGCCGTGAGGCTGAACAGCGGGAGGAGGCCGAGGCTGCGCGCCAGCGCGTAGAGGCCAGACGGCGACGCCTGGAGCGAGCCATTCAGCGCGCAGCCATCCCGCCGCGCTTTACAGACCGGACGTTCGAGGGCTACCGGGTCATGAGCGACGCACAGCGCCGTGCGCTGCAGGCCGCGCGCGCCTACGCCGCCGATTTTGCCGCTCATCGCAAAGCCGGCAAGGGACTGGTGTTCGTTGGGAGTACGGGCACCGGAAAGAGCCACCTGGCGTGCGCCATCCTGCGCGCAGTGGTGCTGCAGGGCTTCGCTGGCCTGTACATCACGGCGCTGGAGCTGATCCGCATGGTGCGAAGCACGTGGCGCCACAGAGGCGACATGACCGAGCAGGATGCGTTCGCCGAGCTGGAGAGCGTCGATCTTCTGGTCATCGACGAAGTGGGCATGCAGTACGGCACCGAGGGCGAGCAGGTTCTGGTTGGCGAGGTACTGGACCGGCGCTATCGCCTCCTCGCCCCCACTGTTGTGCTGACCAACCAGACCCCGGCGGGACTGGCTGCCTACATCGGTGACAGGCCGTTTGACCGGCTGCGCGAGGACAGCCAGTGGATTGTCTGTGACTGGGAGAGCTACCGCAGAAGACCGGGGGTCGGCAAGTGACATGCAAAGGATGCGAGCTGGCCGCCGCGACGCGATACGCGGGCCTATATGTGTTGACCTGCCTGGACTGCTGTATCCGGCTGGTGCTCTCGGCGCACCCGAGCAAGGAGCGCGCCGCCGCCATGTTGGCGGTCATCGAGCACGGCCCTGGTGCGCCGGATCGTGCACAGATTCTGGCGGGCGTGCAGAAGGCGCTGGATGCTCGTGCTGCCAGCCAGGCGGAGCATTCTGGCGCTGCGTCGCCTGGAGCGCATCCGAGTGGACGCAGGTCGGTGCGCCAACAACCGCCGGGATCCCGGCGCTTTTCCGGAGGTCGCTCATGAAGCGCCTGATGCAACGATTCAAGATGTGGGGCGTGATCGCCGCGCATCTCGCGTTTCTGGTTTTCCTCATCTGGTGGGTGATCCTGCTGTCAGCGCGGCTTGTTGACCTACTGCCCCCCTGGATCTGGCCGGCATCGGATGAGGGGCCGCGCATCGAGGGCGTCATCCTGCCGCCGGCCGACGAGAGCGGTGCCAGCGAGGCGCAGCCATGATGCGCCACACCTTCATTCTCGCGCACGCCCAAGCGCGCCAGCGCGCCATCGAGGCGGTACGTGCCGCGCCCGATGGCTTTGCCGTAACAGTGGGCGAGAACACTCGCACGCTCGATCAGAACGCCGCGCAGTGGCCGATTCTGGAGGCGTTCGCGCAGCAGCTGCAGTGGCCTGTCAATGGCGCGCTGACGTGGATGAGCGCTGAGGAGTGGAAGGATGTGCTCACGGCCGCGTTCTTCCAGGAATCGGCCCGCCTGGCCATGGGCCTGAACGGCGGCGTGGTGATGCTGGGTCGACGCACGTCGCAGTTCGGCCGGCAGGAGTTCGGAGCCTGGCTGGAGTTTCTGCACGCAGTGGCCGTCGAGCGCGGCGTGGCGCTGCCCGAGCCGAGGGCGCTCACATGACGCTGGCCGCGATCCGCAGCGCCTACGGCGTGCCAGCCTGGCCGCTGGCGCGCGTGCTCTACACGGCAGGCGGCGCGACTCGCAGCGGCGTGATCGTGGGCAGCAGCGGCCCGTACCTGATCGTTCGATTCGATGACAACCGCCGCACCGCCTACCTGCACCCGACCTGGGGCGTGGTGTACCTGGATCCTCAGCCACCGCGCCCCAAAAAACCGAAGAAGACGCTCGGCCCACGCCGGGCGCGACGCCCCCCTATCGAGACCCCGGGCGAGCCCGGAACCACACCCAAGGACGAAGCATGAAAACGAATCACATCCTGCTGGCCAGTGGCCGCATGGTCAACGGCCGGATGTATGACGACGACGAAGGCGCTGCGGCAGAGATCCGGCGCGTGCTCAAGGCGCAGCGCGTCATCGAGAGGCATGGCGTCGCGCTGTGCGTCACCGCAGAGGGCGACGGGGGCGGCGAGGAGAACGAGGCCGCCATTGGCGCCTACCGCACTGAGACCGGAAAGTGGCTGGTGATGCAGATCTGCGAAAAGGGCGAGATCAGCCACACCGCCATCGAGACCGAAACCGATGAGGATGCGCGCACGCTGCTGGCGCGCATGGCGCAGACTGCCATCAAGAACGCGGCCGAACGCCAGCTCAATGGCCTGTTGCAGCGCATCCGGATGAGCGAGTCACCCGCGCGGCCGACTGACAGCAGCCAGGCGGGGGCTTGCGCGCAGGATGCGGGCGCGCTGGCTGACGACGCGCATGCTGGCTGCGACCGGGACAGCGACAGCCAGGACAGCGCCACGGACGCCAGCGACAGCGGCGGGAGCGCCTGCTGATGCAGAGCCCGAACAAGCGCGCGCCCACGCAGGCCGAAAAGCGCCACTGCCAGCGCGTGGCGGCCCTGCCCTGTAGCGTCTGCGGCCAGGCCGGTCCGTCGGAGGTGCACGAGATCAAGCAAGGCCAGTGGTACACATCGGTGGCGTTGTGCGCAGACTGCCACCGAGGCAGCCTGCTGGGGCTGCACGGGCAGCGTCGCGCCTGGATCATCCGCAAGATGGACGAGATCGATGCGCTGGCCGTGACCGTCGGCCGGTTGATGGCCCAAACGGGCCGCGAGGGAGCGATGCCGTGAGCATGTCGAACCGACCTGCCTGCCCGAAACTCGACGAGCTACTGGCGCAGCGCGCCGCGCGCTACGGGACGTTCGAGGGCACAGCGCACACAGCGCAGGCGCTCAAGCGCCTGATGCACGACGCGCCCGGCTGGGTGCTGCTGACGGACACGCAGCGTGAGGGCCTGGAGATGATCCAGATGAAGGTGGCGCGGATGCTCAACGGCGATCCGACCTATCTGGACAACATCGTGGACATCTGCGGGTACGCTGAGCTTGTGCGCGAAGCCATGACCGAGGCGCGTCGCAGCGCAACCAGCAACACAGACGCAGGCGAGCCATGAGGCTGATTGCGCGTCGCCATCAGTACTACGGCAATGGCGAGCCGTTCGACAGCACCGCCATCGCCCGGCGCGAGGTCCGCAGGCGCGTGCAGCACGTCCTGGACGGCTCCGAGGAAGTGTCGCGCCACGAGCTGCGCCTGGGCGTCGTGGCGCTGCACCAGACGCTGGACCACGGGTATGCAGTGGAGATCACCGACGCGCATAACGACACCGAGGAGATCTGGTTGTCATCTGACTTGCAGGCCGCTATCGGCGTCTACCAGACCTGGGTAAGGGCTCTCTCATGACCGATATCAAGACCCAGCCCACACGAATGCCGGCTGCCGAGCAGCCAGCGAGATCGGCGCCCACTGGCGACGACCTCGGTGACCTGCCACGCAGCGTCCAGGAAATCGCCCTGGTCATCGGCCGCGCTGATGCCATGCGGCTCATCGGCCAGCTGCCAACATTCGTGGCCGGCATCGAGGGCAAGCAATCGGCCAGGAAGGCTCTCTACGTGCCCAAGCGCCTGCCGCCCCGGCATCGCCTGGTGAGGATCCTGGGCGCGGAGAAAGCATTGAAGCTGGTCGAGGCGTTCGGCGGCCGCACGCTGCAGCCAGCCAACTGCCGGCACGTCTTCACCCGCTACCGAGACGAAGCGATCCTGCGGATGCTGCGAGAAGGAGCGAGTGTCCCGGTGGTGTTGTCAGTGATGCGCGTCTCGCGCCGCTACGTCGATGACCTGAGAGCGAGGGCCAAAAATGACCCGGCCAAGGCCGCCTGAGCGCCGCCTGTCGGCTGCGCGCATCGGATGGCGGCACCACAAGTGGAGTCGTGGCGTGCGCCCCACGATAGTGGCGCCTCGCTGCGAACCCGGGGGCAAGAGATGAACGAGGGCGACCTACTGACCGAGGTCATGAAGTACGTGGGAGGCGCTACGGGCGGCGGCGTACTGACCGCGTTCGTTGTGCGGCTGGCGTACAGAAAGCTGATTGAGGAAGGCGCGGCCGCCCAGCGCACGGTCTGGGAGACCGAGTTCATCGGCATGCTGCGCGCCGAGGTCGAGCGCCTGGCCGGGGTGAATCGAGATCTGTACGCCCAGGCTGCCGAGATGCATCGACGCATGATTCAACTCATCACCGAGAACACCGAGATGCGCGAGAAACTGGCGCGGCCGGGGGCCGCAGGACAACAGCACCAGGAGGGCGAGGCATGATGGAGCCTGCCTGGATCACCGAGGCACGCAAGTACGTGGGCACGCGCGAGATTCGCGGCCCGCGTCACGAGCCCCGGATCCTCGCGTGGTGGCGCTCCGTCTTTCGGGGTGGCATCCGCGATGATGAGACCCCCTGGTGCTCGGCGTTCGTGGGCGCGATGTTCGAGGCAGTGGGCGTTCGCTCGACGCGCTTCGAGTCGGCCAAGAGCTGGGAGACCTGGGGGCAGGCGCTCGCGCGTCCCGTCTTCGGGTGCGTTGTCACGTTCTGGCGTCCTGGCGGGGGCGGCCACGTCGGCTTCCTGCTGGGGCAGGATATGCAGGGCAACCTCCTGGTGCTTGGCGGCAACCAAGAAGACGAGGTCAACGTCCGGGCGTTCTCGCCTCGCCGCGTCACGTCCTATCGTTGGCCTGCCGGCGTGCCCCTCGACGGCACTGAGTCACCGCCGCTGATGGCCGCCGTGCCTGTCTCGACCCGCGAAGCCTGACCATGGCCAACATCCAGGCTTTCATCCTGGCCAGCCGCCAGGGCCCGCTGATCGTCGCCTGCGTCGTGCTGCTCGCTGTGGTCATGGCCGCGTATCTGCGCGGCTACGCGAGCGGCAAGCAAAGCGCCCAGGCCCATTACAACCAGCTCCTGGCTGAGCGCGACCAGGCTGCGCTCAAGCAGCTGACCGAGGCCGTCATCCGAGAGCGCCAGGCCGCCGAGGCTGCCGCCGCCATTGAGCGCGAGCACCTGGAAGCGGAGCTGAAGCGCGCCCAACAACAGCAAGTCGTCACCAAGGTGGTAAAGGAGTATGTCCACGCGCGCCCTGATCTCAATCGCTGCAGTCTCGACGCTGACGGCCTGCGCCTCTGGAATGCTGCCAATGCCGGCAAGCAATCCCGCGCAAGCGCCCAGCGCAAGGCCCATACCCGAGGCCCTCATGGTTCTGTGCGCTGACCTGCCCCATGCCAAAGACGGCAGGCTGTCGTCCTTGATGGAGAACCATGTGGAAACAGTTCAGCTCTACTATGCGTGCGCGGACCGGCACGAGGCGCTGGTGGCTGCGGTGCGTGCAATGCAGGGTAAGACGCGAATGGGTGAGACCTCGGATACGGTGCGCGGGGACGCCGAGTTTGTTGGCCCTCAGCGCGCGCAGGCGGGATTCTGAGAGGCGCAGTCGTGCACCGAAGCAAAGGAGCGTAAAGATGCGAGAAAGCAGCCAAGGAATGCGGTGGAGCCCCGGGCGCCGGGGCGGGATGGGCACCCCCGGTAGAAAGGTACTTCCTGCTGGGGGCGCCGGGCGCCAGGCTACGACGGCGCGAGCTTCGCTGACTGAGTGCGCTGAAATTTCTGTTTCGCTTCGCTGACATGGATCCACGTTCTGCCCTGGCCATCGAGCAGGTCTCGATAGACGACCTGATTCCCTACGCCCGCAACAGCCGCACCCATAGCGACGCACAGGTCGCGCAGATCGCGGCCAGCATCCGCGAATTTGGCTTCACGAACCCGGTTCTGATTGACGCGGGCGCCGGCATCATCGCCGGGCACGGTCGCGTGCTGGCTGCGCGCAAGCTCGGTCTGCAGCAGGTGCCGGCCATCCGCATCGACTACATGACCGAGGCGCAAAAGCGCGCCTACGTGATCGCCGACAACAAGCTGGCGCTCAACGCCGGCTGGGACAATGAGCTGCTGGCGCTGGAACTGGGGGAGCTGGGTGACGCCGGTTTCGACCTTTCGCTGACGGGCTTCGACGACGACGAGCTGGCAGCGCTTCGCATCGGCATCGAGGGCGAAACCGAAGGGCTTACCGACGAGGATGAGGCGCCGGAAACCGAAGCGCGCACCGTCACCGTGCCCGGCGACGTGTGGGTGATGGGCGAGCACCGGCTGATCTGCGGTGACTCGACCCGGGTCGACGTATTACAAAATGTAACAGGGGGGGGTAAAGTGGACCTTTTGCTGACCGACCCTCCGTACAACGTCGCCTATGAGGGCAAGACGCGGGACGCGCTCACGATCCAGAACGACGCGATGGGTGACGAGCAGTTCCGTCAGTTCCTGCGCGATGCATTCACGGCCGCCGATACGGTGATGAAGCCGGGGGCCGTCTTCTACATCTGGCACGCGGACAGCGAGGGCTACAACTTCCGGGGTGCCGCACGCGATACGGGCTGGACGGTGCGCCAGTGCCTGATCTGGCGCAAGCAGTCGATGGTGATGGGGCGCCAGGACTATCACTGGCGGCATGAGCCGTGTCTGTATGGCTGGAAGGATGGCGCTGGGCACCTGTGGGCGTCGGATCGCAAGCAGACGACGGTGCTGGAGTTCGATCGACCGGCGCGCAATGCCGAGCACCCAACGATGAAACCAGTGGCGCTTTTCGAGTATCAGATGCTCAACAACACGAAAGGCAGCGATGTGGTGCTCGATATCTTTGGCGGAAGCGGCACAACGCTGATTGCCTGCGAAAAGCACGGCCGGTGCGCGCGCCTGGTAGAGCTGGATCCGAAGTACTGCGACGTGATCGTGCGGCGCTGGCAGGCGTTTACCGGGCGCGCCGCTGTGCTCGAAGGCAGCGGCCGCACGTTCGATGACATGGCCGCCGAGCACCTGCCTGCGGAGGCGCCTGCATGAGTCGCGCAGCGGCTGCGCCCACCTACCCGGTGGCAACGATTGCCAAGCTGCTGATGATCTCCGAGCGACGGGTGCAGCAGCTGAGCCAGGAGGGCGTCATTCCGAAGGCCGAGCGCGGCCGCTATGAGCTGGCGCCGGCTGTGCAGGGTTACATCCGCTTCCTGCAGGAGAGGAGCTTGCGCAGTGACGCGCAGCCCATCGACTACCACGCGGAAAAAGCGCGGCTGACCCGTGCGCAGGCCGATACTGCCGAGATCGAGCTGGCACGCGCTCGCGCGGAGGTGGTCAACGTCGCCCAGGTCGAGCGCAACCTGGCCAACCTCTTTGCCGAGGTCCGAACGAACCTGCGCAACATCCCTGCGCGCGTGGCCTCGACCGTGACCGGCCAGCCCGACGAACGCGCGGTCAAGCGGCTGCTACTGGGTGAGATCGATCTGGCCCTGGATGCGCTGGCCGCGTCCGATGTCGTGGTCGAGCCGTCGGCCGATGATGGCGCAGCGGCAGATGGGGCGCTTTGACAATGACCTGGCGCTGGCGCAAGCATTCCGCTCGGCCAAAGAGCAACTGCGCCCGCCGCCTGAGCTGACACCCTCCGAGTGGGCCGAGCGCAATGTGCGCATCCCCATCGGCAACGCCGTCCCCGGCCTGATCCGCTTCGAGAACGCGCCGTATCAGCGCGAGCCGCTCGACATGCTGATCGATCCGGACTGCTACCGGATCACGCTCATGTGGGGCGCGCAGCTGGGGAAAACGCAGCTCGCGCTGTGCGGCCAGGCGTATCACATCGCCATGCGGCCGATGTCGCAGATGATGATGCAACCCACCGAGACCGACCTGAAGGTGTGGCTCAACGCCAAGTTTGACCCGATGATCGAAGCAAACCCCGCCATTGCCCGGCTTCTGCCCAAGGCCCGCGCGCGCGAGGGGGTCAACAACACCACGATGAAGAGCTACCCGGGCGGCTTCATGATGTTCTCGTGGTCAGGATCGCCGCAGACGATGCGGGGGCGCTCAGCGCCCATCATCGTCGCCGACGAGCCCGACGGCTACAAGGTGACGCCCGAGGGGCATCCAGTGTCGCTGCTGTGGCAGCGCGCGGCCACGTTCGGCGACCAGCGCCGGCTGATGGAGATGTGTACGCCCACCACCAAGGGCGCCAGCCACATCGAGGCCGCGTTCGAGGCAGGCGACAGGCGCCGTTTCCACGTGCCGTGCCCGGACTGCGGCACGCGCCAGGTGCTGCGCTGGGAACAGGTCACCTGGCTGGGGCGAGACGATGAGAAGGGGGAGCAGGAGCCCGAGACGGCCCGTTACACGTGCATCCACTGCGCGAGCCTATGGGATGACGGCAAGCGCCGTGCAGCGGTGCGTGCCGGGGCGTGGCGTGCAGAGAGGCCCTTCAAAGGGCACGCCAGCTACCACCTCAACGAGCTTTACTCGACGTTCCGGAGGCTGCGCGACATCGTGCAGGACTTTCTGGATAAGCGCGCGTCAGGCGACCTGCAGACGTTCACGAACGTATCGCTTGCCCTGCCCTGGGAGGAAACCGGCGAGCGCGCCAACGCCGATACGCTCATCGGGCGCGCCGAGGCGTTCGCGGCGCCCGTGCCTGCGGGCGGCCTTGTACTCACCGCAGGCGTGGACATGCAGCAGGACCGCTTGGAAGTCGAGATTGTGGCCTGGGGCCACGGAGAAGAGTCCTGGTCTGTCGATTATCAGGTGCTCTGGGGTGACCCGCTGCAGGGCGACGTGTGGGAGGAGCTGGAGGCACTCCTGTCGGGTACCTGGCAACACGAGACGGGCGCGCATCTGCCGATCACAGCGGCCTGTGTCGACACCGGCGGTACAGGCGGCACTACACAGGCCGCCTACGAGTGGCTGCGCGGGAAAACGGGCCGGCGCATCTTCGGCACGAAAGGTGTCGGCGGCTGGGGGCGGCCCATCGTTGCCTCGCCCTCGCGCAAGCGAAGCGGCCAGCGTCGCCGGCACGTGGACCTTTTCCTGGTTGGCGTCGATGAAGCGAAGCTCACCGTCATGCGGCGCCTGGGCGTGGCGGCGCCCGGGCCGGGGTACTGCCATTTCCCCGAGGACCGGGACGAGGACTGGTACCGGCAGCTAACGGCCGAGACGCTGGTGACCCGCTATGTGAAGGGCTTCCCGGTGCGCGAGTGGCACAAAGTGCGCGATCGTAACGAGGCGCTGGACTGCCGCGTCTACGCGCTGGCTGCGCTCAAGATCGCCAGCCCGTCGATGAAGCGCGCCGAAGAGCGCCTGATGCGGGACGCCGAAGCTGTCGAGCAGGCCCGCGAGCAGCGCAGCCGGGCGCAGCCAACTGAGCCCCCGCCTGTGGCGCAACCACAAGTGGAAAAAACCCCTGAAGTTCCCGACACTGCCGCGAACAAGCGACCCCGGCGGGCGCGCCCCGTGCGCCCCCGGGGCTGGGTCAACAACTGGTAACCATGGCAGACATTTTCCCGAGCAGCATCACGGCAGGGCTTACGCTGGATCGCCGCGCGATCGCGGCCGCCTATCCTGCACCCGAGTGGCGGCTGCAGGCCGTGCTGCGCGGCCCGGGGCTCATCGGGACGCTGCAAGCCGAGCCCGACGGGCATAACCACCGTTTCCGGGTCTCTGCTGCCGAGACGGCCAAATGGGTGCCGGGCGACTACTGGTACAGCGTGCGCGCGCTCCAAGGCGAGACCGTGCTGGAGCTGGAAGCGGGCAAGATCTCGGTGCAGATCGATCTCGCCCAGGAGGGCACGGGCTTCAACGGCGCCAGCCACACCGAGCGGGTGCTGGCCGCCATCGAGGCGGTGCTGGAGCGGCGTGCCACGCTCGATCAAGAGGAGTACCGGATCAACAACCGGGAGCTGAAGCGCACGCCGATCGCTGACCTGCTGCGGCTGCGCGACCGCTACCGGATGGAGCTGCAGCGCGCGAAAGCGGCGCGCAATGGCACGCTCTTTGGCGTGGCTCGGGTGGCGTTCCGGTGATGGGATTTTTCAGGCGCCAGAAACCGCCCCAGGAGGGCGCGCAGCCGCCCGTGCGCAGCCTGTCGCATGCGGATGCTGTGCAGGGCCAACGCCGCGCGCAGGGCCGCCCACAGGGCCGGCTGCCGGCCCGTGCGGGTGCGCGGCTCTTTGACGGCTCGCGCATCGACCGACTCACCGCCGACTGGACGGCAACGCCAGCCAAGGCCGACACGATCATCCGCCAGCACCAGCGCGTGCTGGTGGCCCGCGCACGCGAGCAGGTGCGCAACAACGACTATGCACGGGCCTTCGTGCGCCTGGCCCGCACGCACGTGGCCGGTCCTCGCGGGGTGCTCCTGCAGGCGCAGAGCCGCGGCGACGATGGCCGGTTCGATACGCTGGCCAATGCGGCGATTGAGGATGCGTTCGCGCTCTGGGGGCGGAGGGAGTCGTGCGATGTGGCTGGCCTCAAGTCCTGGCGCGCGTTGCAGGCCACTGCGGTGGCCTCGGCTGTGGTCGATGGCGAGTTCATGTTCCGCCTGATCTTCGGTGCAGACGCCGGGCCGTTCGGTTTCGCGCTGCAGATGCTCGACCCGCAGCGCTGCAACCCGCAGCACGACGAGGACGACCTGCCTGGTGGGCGGTTCATTCGCGCCGGCATCGAGTTCAATCAGTACGGGCGGCCGCTGGCCTTTCACTTTGCCGACGACCAGAGCGAGGACGCCTATGGTTACAGCCACAGCCGGCGCGACAGCCTGCGCGTGCCGGCAGCCGAGATCATCCACGGCTTCCTGCCCGAGTTCACGGGGCAGAAACGAGGGCTGCCGTGGATGGCGACGGGGCTTTTCCGGATGCGCCAGCTCGCGGGCTTCGAGGACGCGGCAGTGGTCAATGCGCGCGTGGGCGCATCCAAGATGGGCGCACTCCAATGGCGTGATGGCTTCGGTCCTGAGTACGACGAGGACGAGGCGATGCACATGCCGCTGGAGACGCAGCCCGGCGAGTTCATGTTCCTGCCGGCCGGCGCCGAGCTGCGCGAATGGGCGCCGCAGTTTCCGGCCAACGAGTTTGCCAGCTTCAACAAGGCCATGCTGCGCGGCATCGCGGCCGGGTTCGGTGTGCTCTACAACAACCTGGCCAACGATCTGGAGGGGGTGAATTTCTCCAGCATCCGCCAGGGCACGCTCGATGAGCGCGAATGGTGGAAGGAGCTGCAGGAGTGGCTGATCGAAAGCCTCGTGCAGCCCGTCTTTGATGCGTGGCTGCCCAGGGCTCTGCTGGGCGGACACATCCGAGTCAAGGGAAAGGCGCTGAAGCCCGAGCGGCTGGCACGCTATGCACAGGTGGCCTGGCAGCCCCGGCGCTGGGCGTGGATTGATCCACAGTCTGACATCCAGGCAGCCGTCGCGGCCAAGAACCAGCTGCTCATGTCCCCAGGGCAGATCATCCGCGAGCAGGGACGCGATCCGTCGGACGTGTGGCGCGAGATCGCCAGCGACATCCAGGAGATGCGCGACGCGGGCATCCCCGAAGAGTTCATCAAGTCGGCCGTGTTCGACAAGAACCTGCAGGCGGCCGTGATGGCCGAGACGGCCAAGCAATCCCGGCCCCGGGCCGGAAACCAGGAGGACGCTGCCGATGCCGGCAACGCTTGACGATATCCGGGCACGCGACGGCGCGCGTGCGTTTCGCTCGGCCCAGGTGGGCGCAGTCAACCAGGACGCGCGCACGGTGGAGCTGGCGTTTTCGAGCGAGGCGCCCGTGCAGCGCTGGTATGGCACCGAGATCCTGAGCCACGCGCCAGAAGCGGTGGTGATGACGCGCCTCAACGACGGCGCAGCCCTTTTGCTCGATCACGACTGGGAAAAACAGATCGGGGTCGTAGAAACCGTTTCCATCGACGCAGACCGCCGGGGGCGGGCTGTCGTGCGCTTTGGCAAGAGCGCGCGAGCCGAGGAAATCTTCCAGGACATCGCAGACGGCATCCGCCGCCATGTCTCGGTTGGCTATCGCATCATCGACGCGGAGCGTACCGAGATCAAGGACGGGGAGGATACCTGGACGATCACCCAGTGGGAGCCGTTCGAGATCTCCATCGTCTCCGTGCCTGCCGACACATCTGTCGGCGTGGGGCGCTCGATGGATATCGATTTACCTGCCGCGCCACGCGCCGCGAGTGCGCCCGAAGCGCAGCAACAACCCAACACCAGGAACACTACTGACATGCCTGAAGCAGTCACCGGCGGCCAGAAGGTCGCCACCAACACCCCGGCGCCCGAGAAAACGGCGGATCACGCCAGCACGCGCGCAACCGAGGTCGAGCGCCAGCGCGTGCGCGCCATCATGGACATGGGCGAGCAGTACCACGCGCCTGAGCTTGCCCGTGATGCAGCCCGTGACGGCGTCTCGGTCGCTGATTTTCAGCGTCAGCTGCTCGACCACATCAACGGCCGCCATCAGGTGCCGCTGTCCGAGCAGATGAAGCACGCCGACATCGGCCTGACCGAGAAGGAGGCGCGCAACTTCAGCTTTCTGAAGGTCGTGCGCGCGCTGGCCGAGCCCACCAGCCGCCGCGCCCAGGAAGAGGCGGCGTTCGAGTTCGAGGCGTCACGCGCTGCCGCCGAGAAACGCGCCCGCGACAGCGAGCGTTTTGCCATCCCGGCGGACGTGCTGACGCGCGCCCTCAACACCGCAAAGACGGGCGCAGCCACTGGTGACACCGGCGGCTATCTGGTGGCCAACACGCTGCTGGCGTCGTCGTTTATCGACATCCTGCGCAACCGCGCCACCATCATGCAGCTGGGCACGGTCGCCGGCGGCCTGGTGGGCACGGTGGACATCCCTAGACAGGTGGCAGCAGCCCAGGGCTACTGGGTGGGCGAGGACCAGGACGCCACCGAGCAGGCGCTGCAGCTGGGCCAGGTGAGCCTGTCGCCCAAGACCGTGGCAGCGTACTCCGAGATCACCCGCAAGCTGATGATGCAGTCGTCCATCGACATCGAGGCGCTGGTGCGTGCGGACCTGGCCAAGGCGCTGGCGCTGACCATCGACAAGGCGGGCTACTACGGCACTGGCAGTGACCAGCAGCCGCGCGGCATCACGAATCAGACCGGCATCAACGCCGTGCAGTTCAAGGCCGAGCGCCCGACGTTTGCCGAGCTGGTGGAGATGGAAACCCAGATCGCAGTCGACAACGCCGACGTGAGCGGGATGGCCTACGTCTCAGAGGCCGGCTTCCGGGGCTACGCAAAGACCGCGCTCAAGCACGAGGGCGTGGCTGGCACGATCTGGGAGTCGGGCAACACCGTCAACGGCTACCGCACCGAGATCACCAACCAGGTGAACAAGGGCGATGTGATCATGGGCAACTTCGCCGACCTGCTGGTGGCGATGTGGGGCGGCCTGGATCTGACGGTCGATCCGTACAGCAACAGCAAGTCGGGCCGGCTGCGCATCGTTGTCTTCCAGGACGTGGACTTTGCGGTGCGCCGCACCGAGTCGTTCTGCCTGGGCCGCAAGAGCTGAGGCAAGACGCCGCCCGGCGGCGCGACTGCCGGGCGGCTCTGAACAAGGAGAGTGACATGGAAGAACAGGTCGTCATCGAAGTGACATCGGCCATCGTGGTTGAAGGGCTTGTCGTGCTGCCCGGCCAGTCTGTGCGGGTGCTGGCATCAGACGCCCGCGTACTGATTGCCCAAGGCAAAGCTGTGCGCGTAGAGGACGCCGAGCCCGAAGAGCCCGAGGAAGGCGGCGCCTCGAAGCCCGCAGCGCCCAAGACGCGTGCCGTCAAGGCACGCTGAACAAGGCGAGCAGATGCCGCAGCACGCCTGGGAAGACCTCGACACTTTCCTGCAGGTGGACGAGTTCGCCACATGGGCCACTGTGCGCCTGCAGGCAGGCGCGGAGCGCCGAATCCGCGGCATCTTCGACGATCCGTATCTGAACGCCGAACTGGGCGAGTACGAACTCGACAGCACCCGTCCACGCCTGACTTGCCGCTGGGCAGACGTGCGCGACGTGACCCGGGGCGATGTCGTCGAGATTGAAGGCGTTGCCTACGACGTGGTGACCAACGCCCAGCCCGACGGCACCGGCATGGGGCTGCTCGCACTTGCGGAGCAGCGCGCATGATCGAGCTGACGATCGACACCAAGGGGCTGGAGGGCATCATCGATGAGCTGGGTGCCATGCCACAGCAGGTGCAGGCCGCCATGCGCTCAACGCTCACCAAGATGGCCGGCTGGGTGCGCACGCGCTCGACGCGCGGCCTCTCAAAAGAGCTGGCGCTGCAGCAGAAGATCATCCGCCGGCGCCTGAAAGTGGCGCGCTTGCGGCGAACGCCGCGCGGCGCCGAGGTGCCGATCTGGTACGGCCTCAACCCCGTGGGCCTCATCCGGCTGCAGGCCCGCCAGAACCGTCAGGGCGTGCGCGCCTACGGCGGCCGCCAGGTGCAATCCGGCTTCATCCGCCGAGGCCGAGGCGGAAAGCTGCACGTCTTCAAGCGTGAGGGCAAAGCGCGGCTGCCCATCAAGAGCCAGAAAGTCGAGATCGCCGACCCGGGCAGCGACTATCTGCAGGACGACCTCATCGAGAGCGCCGAGTTCCGCGCGCGCTTTCTGCAGGTCTTTGAACACGAGCTGACATGGCGAATGCGCAAACAGTGACCACCATTGAGGCCGTCCACGAGGGCATCATCGCAGCCATCCGGCGGCGATTTCCCGAGCTGCTGACGGTCGAAGCCTACCGGATGGACAGGAAGAACCTGCCCGTGCCCGCGTGCCTGGTGGAGCTGACCGAGATGGAGGCCGCCGACGACCTGGACCCGGGCACCGGACAGCTGGCCGTCAACGCGCGCTTTGAGGCGCGCTTCGTGCTGGGCTTTCGCCAGGGGAGCCGGAACCCAAAGATGGAAGTGCGGCGCCTGGCTGCCGAATTCATGGCCTGGGCGCGCCTGCAGCGCTGGGGCTGCCCGGTGGGACCGGCCATGATCATCGGCGCCTGGCCCGACGAGTTCGACCCTGAGCTAGATCAGTACGAATGCTGGCGTGCCGAGTGGCAGCAGGTGATCCACCTGGGTGCATCCGACTGGACCGGCGACGGCACCACGCCCACGGATCCGGCCGTGTCGTTTGCGCCGGAGATCGGCGCCGAGCACGAGGCCGACTACCTGCGCCTCGACCGTGAGGCGCCCTGATGAACGCCTATGCCCTGGCTGAGATTGAGCGGCTGCTGGCCAACCTGATCCGAGTCGGCACCGTGGCCGCCCTCGATGCGGCGGCCGCGCGCGTGAGCGTCGATGTCGGGGGCTTGACCACCGACTGGCTGCCGTGGATTGCCGGGCGCGCGGGCGCCACGCGCACCTGGTCGGCGCCGCGCCCTGGCGAGCAGGTGCTGGTGCTGGCACCCTACGGGGATCTGGCCCAGGCTGTCGTGCTGCCGGCCCTCTACCAGGACGCGCACCCGGCGCCGGCTGCCAGCCAGGACATCGAGCGCATCACCTGCCCGGATGGCAGCACGGTCGACTACGACAGCGCCCAGGGGCAGCTGACCGTCACGGTGGCAGCTGCCGGGCGCGTCATCGTCAACTGCCAGACGGCCACCATCAACGCGGCCGATTCCGTGACGCTGGCCGCACCGCAGACCACCTGCACAGGCGCCCTGACGGTGCAGGGGCCGCTGACCTGGAAGTCAGGCATGACCGGCACAGGGGGCGCCACGATTGCCGGCAACGTGGCGGTATCTGGCGGGCTCTCGAACAACGGCACCAACGTAGGCGCTGGCCACCGGCACAGCGGTGTCGAACAGGGCAAGGATACGAGCGGCCCGGTGCTCTGAGGGCGCGTTGCCGGCGGCCGTCGTGTCTGCGCACAACACCGATAGCACGCTTGGCACAACCACAAGTGGAAGCGCTGTCGCGCCCCGGCTATCGTCCCGCTCCATGAACGGGACCAGCTCCACCACCGGCCGCCGCCTGAGCGGCATCGATCACCTGCGCCAGAGCGTGCGCGACATCCTGGCCACGCCGCTGGGCAGCCGGGTGATGCGCCGCGACTACGGCAGTCGCCTCTTTGCGCTGATCGACGCGCCGATGAACCGGGGCACGCTGGTGCAGATCTACGCCGCCGCCATCGAGGCGCTGCAGCGCTGGGAGAGCCGCATCGCTGTCGAGCGCGTCACGGCCAGCCGTGCCGCTCCGGGTTCCATCACGCTGGACATCCGGGGCACGTACCTGCCCGAGGGGCGCCCGATCCTTCTGGACGGTATCGAGGTGCGCCGATGATCACCAATGCCTTCTCGCAGATCGACCTGTCGCGGCTGGCAGCGCCCGATGTCGTCGAGGTGCTCGATTACGAGGTCATCCTGGCCGAGATGCTCGCGGACCTGCGGGCACGCGACAGTGCGTTCACCGCGCTCACTGAGGCTGACCCCGCCTACAAAATCCTGGAGGTCGCGGCGTACCGCGAGCTGCTCATCCGCCAGCGGATCAACGAGGCAGCCAGGAGCGTCATGCTGGCCTATGCCGCTGGCGCCGATCTGGATCAGATCGCCGCCAATTTCGGCGTGGCGCGCCTGCTGATCCGCCCGGCCGATGACCGAACCATCCCGCCCACACCGGCTGTCTACGAGACCGACGAGGAGCTGCGCAACCGCGTGACCCTCTCACTGGAGGGTTACACCGCCGCCGGCAGCCGGGGCAGCTACGTGTATCACGCGCTGTCAGCCAGCGGTGACGTGAAGGACGTGGCGGTGGACAGCCTCACGCCCGGCACCGTCAATGTGGCCGTGCTCACCCGTACCGGTACGGGCGGCGGAGCCGACAGCGAGCCCACGCGCCAGACTGTCGTCAATGCGCTCAACGCCGAGGAGGTCCGGCCGCTATGTGACACCGTGGATGTGCGGCTGGCGCAGATCATCGAATACCGCATCGAGGCCGTGCTGACCGTGTTTGCGGGCGCCGGCCAGGCCGAGGTGCTGGCGGCCGCCCGGGCGGCTGCTGCACGCTACGCTGAGGAGCAGCATCGCCTGGGGCGCGACATCACGCGCAGCGGCGTCTTTGCCGCGCTGCATCAGCCTGGCGTCCAGAACGTCTCGCTCATTGCGCCCGCTGCCGACCAGGTCGTCGCCTGGAACCAGGCACCGCACTGCAATGGCATCACCGTGACCATCGGAGGCGTCGGTGACTGATCCCGCCCGGAATGCGCCAGTGCCACCGCATCGGTCGCTGCTGCCGCCCAATGCCACGCCCCAGGAGCGCGCCCTGGAAGGCGCCACCGAGCGCGCGGCCAGCGTGCCGGTGCCGCTGCGCGAGACCTGGAACCCTGAGACCTGCCCGGCCGCGCTGCTGCCGTGGCTCGCCTGGGCCTTCAGCATCGATGAGTGGCGCGAGGATTGGAGCGAGGACGCCAAGCGCGCATCGATCCGTGATGCCGTGATGATCCACCGTCGCAAGGGCACCGTGTGGGCCATCAAGCGCGTGCTGGCCAACGCAGGCTACGGCGACGCGCGCCTCATCGAGGGCAACAGCGGTATTCGCTACGACGGGTCGTTCCGCCACGATGGCGTGCACACCTACGGCGACCCGAAAGGCTGGGCGCGGTACGCCTTCAACATGTCACGCCCGATCACGCGCGCCCAGGGCGAAGCCATCCGCAAGATGCTGCTGGCCACCGCCCCGGCACGCTGCCACCTGCTGGACCTCTATTTCACCGACGCCCGCTTCTACGACGGGCAGTACCGCTACAACGGCGAGTTCAACCACGGAGCTGCATAAATGGCCACGCTGCCAGAAGAGTCGAAGTTTGACGAGGGCGTCTACCAGATCGAGCTGACCGATTCGGTCGTCGGAGGTCCCAACGGGATCTCAAACGCGCCGCTGCGGAGCCTGGCCAACCGCACGCGGTGGCTGAAGGACAAGGTCGCCGAGCTTGTGTCGTCGCTCGGCGGCAAGGCAGACAAGGTGCATGCCCACACTGTTGCCACGCCGTCCAGTCCTGGCTTTATGAGCGCGGCAGACAAGACAAAGCTCGACGGCGTGGCCTCGGGAGCGCAGGCCAATGCCGTGACCTCGGTGGCCGGCAGGTCCGGGGCTGTCGCGCTGACAGTGGGCGATGTCTCCGGTGCTGCACCGAAGGCCAGCCCTAGGTTTTCGGGCGTCGTCGCTATCGACGCAGGAACCACTGTCGATTTCAACCACGAACAGGGCGCAAAAGTCTATGTCCCCGCGAAAAAGGCGGGAGACCTGACGGCGCCCGAGGCGGTGTCTAAGTACACGTTGACCGACTATGCTGCTCCCAGACGCTCGCCGGAGTTCACGGAAGGGGCAACATTCAGCGGCGAGGTGGTATTCAACGGTAGCGCGCAAATGCGCGCGATTTCACCGGAAACCGATAGGAGTTTCAAGGTTGCCACTACGCTATGGGTTCGCAACGCCATGGCGAATATCGCCAGTACAGCGGGATTTCGCTCATCCGGAAGGTTCTGGACAGATCAGAATCAGAACACATCTGGCTGGATCGAACTGCCGTCGTGGTTGGGCGGGTTTCGAATACAGTGGGTAAGCGCCCGGTATGCCGATAGTTATGCTGATGGCCGCGACTACGGCGTCGCCGTAACGTGGCCCGTGGCATTTCGGGAGGGGTATTACTTTTCACTGGTCAGCGGCCATCCTGGGTCTGGAAACATCTTCACGGCCGGCCCTCGTCTCGAAAGCCGGGGGCACAACAACCGAACACACGTTTACGTCAATATGGGCACCCCGAACGCGAGCGATTCCCGGTTCGTCGTCTTCGGTATTGGAAAATAAGTATTCTCACGCGAGGAAATCATGTATTACTTCTGTGCTGAAACAGGCGGCTTTTACCTGAGCGAAGAAGAGGCGCCATCATCTTGTGTCGAGGTCTCCGATGAGGAGCACGAGCGACTATTTGACGAACAAGGGCGGGGCGCAATCATTCAGGCCGATGCGGAAGGTAAGCCGATCGCTGTCATGCCCGAGAAGAGTCCGGACATCCATCGATCCGCGATCGATGTCGATACGGCACGCCAGAAGGCCTATGCAACCGAAGCTGACCCCCTGTTTTTCAAGGCCCAGCGCGGCGAGACCAGCATGGAAGAATGGAAGGCCAAGGTCGAAGAGATCAAGGCCCGCTATCCAGCAGGAGAGCTGTCGCAGGCACAGGACGACCAAGACGGCCTGGCCGACTGGCACGCGAACGAAACCACGACCGACACCCCCTGATTGCCACATCGGAACCCCTTCGGCGGTCTGCAGCACGCGGACCACCACAACACCACAGAGAACAACACATGTCTGAAAACTTCCTGCACGGCGTCGAAGTGCTCGAGATTGACACCGGCTCGCGCCCGATCTCGACGGTGCGATCGTCCGTGGTCGGTATCGTGGGCACCGCGCCGCTGGCCGATGAAGAAGCGTTCCCGCTCAACACCCCTGTGCTGATCGCTGGCAGCCTCCGGGAGGCTGCCAAGCTCAAGGCCAGGGAGGACACCGAGAACAAGGGCGAGGGCACGCTGCCTGGCGCCCTGGACTCGATCTTTGACCAGGCCGGCGCAGTCGTCGTGGTCATCCGTGTGGCCAAGGGCGACACCGACACCGAAACCACCGCCAACGTCATCGGCGGCGTCAATGCCTCCAACGGTAACTACGAGGGCGTGAAAGCCCTGCTGGGCGCGGAATCCAAGCTGGGCGTGGTGCCCCGCATCCTGGTGGCCCCGGGCTTCACCCACCAGCGCGACAACGCGGCCAATGCCGTCGTGGCCGAGCTGAAGGGCATCGCCCAGCGTCTGCGCGCCGTGGTCATCGCCGACGGCCCCAACACGACCGACGAGGCCGCCAAGACGTATGCCGGGGACTTCGGCGACGCTCGCATCTACGTGGTCGATCCCTGGGTGATGAAGCTCGACGACAAGGGCAAGACCGTGGCGGCTCCGGCAAGCCCCTGCGTTGCAGGCCTGCTCGCTCGCATCGACAACGACGAGGGCTTCTGGGTCTCGCCCTCGAATCACGAGATCAGCGGCATCGTGGGTACTGCGCGGCCGGTCGATTTCACGCTGGGCGACAGCAACGCGCGCGCCAACCTGCTCAACGAGAAGAAGATCGCCACCATCGTGCGCCAGGACGGCTACCGGCTCTGGGGCAACCGCACGCTGTCGTCGGACCCGAAATGGGCGTTTCTCTGCGTGCGCCGCACGGCCGACATGATCAACGAGTCGCTGCTGCGCGCGCACCTCTGGGCCGTGGACAAGGGCATCACCAAGACCTACCTGGAGGACGTGACCGAGGGCGTCAATGCGTATCTGCGCAACCTGACGGCCAAGGGCGCCATCATCGGCGGAAGCTGCTGGGCCGACCTGGCGCTGAACACTGCCGACCAGATCGCCCAGGGCAAGGTCTACTTCGACTTTGACTTCACCCCCGTCTACCCGGCTGAGCACATCACGTTCCGCAGCCACCTCACCAACAAATACCTGACGGAGCTGTTCTGATGGCTGCCCGCGATGTACGCAAGAACTTTAACCTCTTCGTCGACGGCAAGGGATACGCCGGCCAGGTCGAAGAGTTCACGCCCCCGAAGCTGACGCTGAAAACCGAAGAATTCCGGGGCGGTGGCATGGATGGCCCCATCGAGATGACGATGGGCCTGGAAAAGCTCGAAGCGAGCTTCTCCCTGATCGCTTACGACCGTGAAGTGCTCAAGCACTTCGATGTCCGCGAAGGCGCGGTGCTTCCGCTCACGCTGCGTGAGGCGCTGGAATCGTTCGACGGCACCGTCACGCCCGTGGTGCATTCCATGCGCGGCAAGATCCGCGAGATCGATGCCGGCACGGTCAAGCCCGGCGACAAGGTGGGCCTGAAGATCACCGTGGCGCTGACCTACTACAAGCTTCAGCACGGCAAGGACGTGGTGCATGAGATCGACATGGAGAACATGGTGCGTGTCATCAACGGCACGGACTCCATGGCCAGCACCAGGGCTGCGCTCGGGATGTGACGCTCAGGGCGAATTGACGACATGGCCGGCAGCAGCCGGCCTTTTCTTCCTGCCCGTTTCCGGGCGGAGAACACGACCAGGACAACAGCATGGCAAAGAAAGTGGAGCCGGCCGACGCCGGCTATGTGGATATTGAGCTGTCGCGCCCCATAGAGATCGACGGGGCGCAGGTGACGGCGCTGCAGATGCGGGAGCCTACGGTGGCGGACCAGCTTATCCTGGAAGACATGAAGGGTAGCGACGCCGCCAAGGAAGTGGCGCTGGTTGCGAACCTGTGCGAAGTGACGCCGGACGACATCAAGCGACTGACGCTGCGCGACTATCGCAAGGTGCAGAAGGCCTTTTCGGGTTTTACCGCCTGACCAGCGATTACGTGCGCGCGGGCGCGCTGGCGCTCGCGTCGCACACGGGCTGGTCGTGCGCGGAGATTCTGGCCATGCGAACAGAACGTTTCGTGTGGTGGCTGGAAGGACTGCCGCGCGAGAAGGACTGAGCGGGCGTTCCTGCAGCGCACGCTGACACGAGACGGAGCGCTACTCGATGATATCCAACAGCTCGGTGACGCTGGTAATCGGCGCCGCCATGTCGGCCACATTCCTGGGAACGACAGGGCGGGCCAAGTCCCATATCAATCGCCTGGGCGAAGACATTGCGCGCCTGCGACGCGAGCAGCGCGCGCTGACCGGCGGCCGCCTTTCTGGTGGCGGCCGAGGCGCACTGGTCACCCAAGAGGTCGGTCAGCTGATGCAAAAGATCGATCAGCTGGAGGTCCGAAAACAGCGCCTGGAAAAGTCCTTCGAGAGGATGTCCAGCGGCAAGGAGATGATGGGCGGCGCCCTCAAGAGTATCGGTGCGATGTGGGCTGGAAGTCAGCTTTTTCTGAAGCCGATCCAGGCGGCCAGCGCCTTCGAGGACGCCATGCTGGGGGTGGCCAAGCAGATGGATGGTGCTCGCGACGCTCAGGGAAATCTCACGCCAGAGTTCTTCCAGATGAGAGATGCCATCCAGGCAATGGGCCGGGAAATCCCAATGGCCACGAACGAGCTTGCCGAGATGACGGCGGCTGGCCTGCGCATGGGCGTTGCCAAGAACGAGGTGCTGGGCTTTGTCAGGACATCGGCGATGATGTCCACGGCCTTCGAGATGCCAGCGGGCGAGCTGGCCGAGCAGATGGGCAAGGTGGCAAAGATCTACGGCATCCCGACAGAGCGGATCGGCGACCTGGCCGATTCCATCAACTACCTCGACGACAACGCGATCTCCAAGGGGGGGGACATCATCAATGTGCTGCAGCGTATTGGCGGCACGGCCTCGATGCTGGGCATGTCGGCCAAGGATGCGGCGGCACTCGGTTCGACCTTCCTGACGCTGGGCGCTAGCGCCGAGGTGGCGGCCACGGCGTCGAATGCCGTAATGCGGGAACTATCGACGGCAGCATTACAGGGCGACAAGTTCACGAAGGCGCTCGGGGAGGAAGGGCTGAACCTGGGACTGACGCCCGAGGAACTTCAGAAGGCAATGGCCATTGACGCTACCGGCACTATCATGATGGTGCTGCGATCGCTTAGCAACCTGCCCAAAGAAAAGCGCCTGACCATTGCCACACTGATGTTTGGCAAGGAGTATGGCGACGACGTTGCCAAGCTGGCTGGCGGGTATGATGAATACTATAAACAGTTTCGGCTTGCCAACAGCGCAGAGGCCAAGGGCAGCATGGCACGCGAGGCCGCAGCCAGGGACAATACCGCTTCGGCCCAGTGGCAATTGCTGAAGAACCACATGAAGGAGGCGATGGTAACCATCGGCGACCAGCTGATGCCGGTGGCGCGCGAGTTCATGGGCAGCATGCGCGACGTTCTTGGCGATCTGACGGCATTTGCCAAGAATAACGGCGCGCTGTTGAAAGGCGCCTTCTGGCTGGCTTCTAGAATCGTGGTCGGTTTTGTGGCCGCGAAGACCGCCATGCTCGGACTGGGGGCAGCCCGCTACGTTATTGGGTCGGTCTCGTCCGGTCTCCTAATGGCCAAGGATAGTTTCACCCGAGTCACGGACGCATGGAATGCCGCTGACGCGAAAGCCAAGAGGAAAGGCGGCGCACTGATGGCGCTGCTGGCGACTGGCGCGTACATCGTTTATCGGAACTGGGGCTCGATCCTGCAATTTTTCCAGGAACGGTTCCCTGCGGTAGGACGATGGCTGGGCAAGCTGGGGGAGTGGTTTTCCGGGGCCGGCGATTCTGCGATGGAGATGGGGGGCACGGTGTTGATGGCCATGCCGCTGCTGTCTGCGCCGGCGAGCAAGCTGGGGGCCGTCGGGAAGAGCCTGCAAGCACTGGGCGGCAAGTTTGTAGCGCTGGGCAAGCTGGTGGCAGCGCACCCCTTGCTGCTCGCCGTAGGTCTGCTCGCCACGGCTGCGTTCCTGGTCTACAAGAACTGGGAGCCAATCAAGACATTCTTCGGCGACCTGTGGGACGGCATCAGCCAGAAGATAGGCGACACCATTGATTGGATGAAGGAAACCTTCGGGAGGTTCCGCGACTGGATGGCGCCATGGGTGGATGATGCGGTGTCAGTTCTCGGCCTGCTGCGCGACGGCGTAGGCAAGGTCTTTGACTGGATCGGCGAGAAGATTGGCAAGATCATGGAAGACATCCAGAAGGCATCGGCCTGGGTTGAAGAAAAGACGGCGCCCGCCAAGGATGCCTACTGGTCTTTGCGAACGGGCCTGAGCGATGGCATTGAACGGCTGGCGAATCTGGCGTCCGGCACAGAGCCCGTCCGAGCTGACGCGCCCGTTCTGCCTGCGCGGACGCTGCCATCGGTAACGGCGCGCGCGCAGGCCGCCCAGCAGAATACCGTGACGATCAACGTCAACCAGCTGCCGGGAGAGAGCGGAGAGGCTCTCGCCCAGAGGATCGCGCAGGCCCAGGCGCGCGCGCTCGCTGTACGCAACCGAGGGGGGCTTTATGACCATGCGATCGCTTATTGAGGGGTGGTCGGCCGCCTGTCGGTCGGCGGCCGAGTGTGTGACGTTGTTCATGCATCGCCCGGCGCTCGGCGAGGGATACTCAATGCACTGGACGCACGGAGCAGGCCCATGGACAACCAGTGCCCCCACGACAAGACCTCCGAAGACATCACTCGCTTCGAGCGAGAAGCGCGGCACGAGCGCCGGATGTCTCGTGTCTTCTACGTCATCTCGGCGCTTGCGCTCGCCTGCTACCTTTGTGCTCTCAAGGCTGATTACGACGAGAGCATGGCCGTCATCGATGCCTGCAAGCACGATACGAGCTGGAAGTGCATGGACAAGGCCCGGGAAGACTACCGGAGAGGCCGGTAACAGAGCGGCCGCGAGGGCTGATGGAGGGAGAGCATGAAAGGCCATGCCCTTGCCGCCCCTGTGATGATGCAGCTCGGCGCCTTCCAGTTCGGCATCAACACCGCCGCCTACCAGGGCCTGTCGCGCTCGGACGAGTGGCGCTGGCCCGGCCAGGAGCGCTTCGGTCAGGCGCCGGCCCTGCAACACACCGGCCCCGGCGCCACCACCATCACCCTCGACGGCATCCTGTACCCCGAATGGCGCGCCGGCCTGGGCCAGCTCGATGCCATGCGCGCCGAGGCCGGCAAGGGCAAGCCGCTGGTGCTGGTCGACGGCCGTGGCCAGGCGCTGGGCATGTGGGTCATCGAGCGCGTGGACGAAAGCCAGAGCATCTTCGCAGCCGGGGGCGTGGCGCGCCGCGTCGAGTTCACTCTGCAGCTGAAACGGTTCTCCGCCCGTGTTACCGGCCCCGTGCCCCGGCTGCCGCCACTGCCCACGCCTGCCGCCAGCACCTCGGCCGCCGGCGCCGATGCCGTGGCCCAGGTGCGCGCGGCCGCCGCCAACACGGCCACGTCCGCCGGCAGCGTGGCTGGCACCGCCACGGGCGCCTGGCAGAGCCTGCAGCGTGCCGTCTCGCCGGCTGCGGCCTGGATCAAGGAGGCTGCCGGCGCAGCCCAGCGCGTGGCCGAGACAGCTGGCCAGCTGCAGGGCGAAGCCCGGGCCGCCATCGAGGCGCTTCAGGGCGTTCCTGGCACCGGCCGGGCGCTGGACACGGCCCGCCGCCTGGTGGATCGCGCCGGGCGTTTCCGCGCTCGCGCCAGCAGCGCCTCGGACATCCTGCAGCGCTCCGTGCGCCACCTGGACGACACGCCCACCGAGGCCGCTGCCGCTGTGCTCTCGGCGCTGGCCAGCAGCAACCGGCTGAGCGCTACCTGCCGGCAGCTCGCGCGCGACGCCGCCCGCATCATCGAGGGCAAGCAGCCATGACCGCCACCTACCTGACTCGCGAGGGTGACACCGTGGACGCGGTGGCCTGGCGCCACTACGGCACCACCGACGGCCGCGTCGTCGAGGCCGTGCTGGCCGAGAACCCGGGGCTGGCCGCCCTGGGCGCGCTGCTGCCTGCCGGCACCGAAATCCGGATGCCCGACATCGAACCGGCCACCGACGCGCAGGGGCTGCGGCTGTGGGACTGACGCCCACCCGCCAGGCGCCCGGCGCCCGTCCTGGTGCGGCCCGGCCCGGCCAGGCCGCCCAGCCTGTGCGCCCCCAGTACCGGCTGCTGGCCAACCGCGCCGACATCACCGCCACCATCGCCGAGCGGCTCATCAGCCTGCGCTACACGGACGAGGCCGGCCTGGACTCCGACATGCTGGAGATCACGCTGGCCGACCATGATCCGGCGCGCCCCATCCAGCTGCCGCCCACCGGCGCCGAGCTGGAGCTGTCGCTGGGCTATGACGGGCGCCTGCAGCGCGTGGGGCTCTTTGTGGTCGATGAGCTGGAGCTGTCGGGCTGGCCCGGGCAGATGACGATCCGGGCGCGCGCCACGCCGTTTGAAGGCTCCAAGGGCGGCATGTCCCAGCTGCAGAGCCAGAAGACGCGCTCGTGGCCCAAGGACACGCGCCTGGGTGACGTTGTGCGCACAATCGCGGCAGAGCACAAGATGCAGGCCGTCGTGGCGCCTGAGATGGACAGCATCGTGCTGCCGCACCAGGACCAGATGGACGAGTCGGATATCAACTTCCTGGTGCGCCTGGCCAAGCGTTACGACGGCGTCATCAAGCCGGCCGCCGGCAAGCTGGTGCTGGCAAAGCGCGGCCAGGCCAAGACCGCCAGCGGCCAGAGCATCCCGACCGTGCGCCTGGTGCCGGGCGACGTGTCCGACTACCGGGTGTCGCTCACGAAACGCGACGGCGGTGGCACCGTGGTGGCCTACTGGCACGCCACCAAGCAGGCCAAGCGCGAAGAAGTGAAGGTAGGTCAGGGCGAGCCCGTGCTGCGCCTGAAGCGCTACTACCAGGCGGCCGGGGTGGCACGTGCAGCGGCGCAGGCCGAGTACGACAGCCGCGTCCGCCGGCAGGCCACGCTGTCGCTGTCAATGCCTGGTCGTATCGACGTGCTGGCTGAGGGGCGCCTGGAGCTGGCAGGGTTTCGGCCGGGGGTGTCTGGTGCCTGGATCGTCACGCGCGCCGAGCACAGCCTGGATGACAGTGGGTACCGCACCGACATCGAGGCCGAGCAGGAGAGGCTCGGAGCGGCGACGCCCGAGGCGCCGGCGTCGCAGTCGGCGGCAGATTCGTAGGGCGGGTCACTCGGCGTCCTGGGTGGCGCGGGCCAGGCGCAGCGCCTGGCGGATGCCCAGGCTGATATTACCGTCGCCCAGCTGTGCGGCGGTCTGCAGGCTGTCATCGTCCAGGTAGAGCTGGATGCGGCGCCCGCCCACCGAACGCGGCCGGCCCGCGCCACGCCGGCGCCCGGTTGTCCGCATTGCTTCGGCGAAGATGTCGCCTGCCTCGCGAGCGATACGGCTGACCTGCGACGCCTGCACTGCGCTGGAGTCTGGTGCGGCGACGCAGCGCCCGTCGGTTGCCGTGGGGTCATCGTCCGCTGGCGCGAAGGCAAAGACCCAGCCGTCCCGATGGGAGGCCGTGCCGGCCTCCAGATCCACGGTCCAGCGCGAGCGCCAGCCCCGGTTCGGGTGATTCGTCATGCGGAGGTCTGCCACATGGCTACCTCGGCGCGGGCCTGGTCGCCGACGTGGTAGCTCTCTGCGGCCTCGATGAAGGCGGCCGCCCCCTCCGGGGTCATGGGCCAGATCTGGTACAGGCGGCCGTCGCTGGCAAGCTGCTCGATCGACAGATCCAGCGCCTCGGCGTCTGTCAGCTCGCGTGCCGGGCGTGGGTCACCGTTTTCGTCCTCGACCCATTCCACGCCGGCCAGATCCTCAAGCAGGGTGCCCGATGGTGCCATCTCTTCAGCGGCAGCGATGATGATCCGGCTCCAGTTCGTCCAGGATGCCCGGGGGCGCAGGCCGCCGGCGTTGCGGGAGGTGTCGCTGTAGAGGACGTAGTAGGCGGTGTTCTTCATGGCGTGCTTCCTGCCCCTGATGCCCCGAGGCGCGGTCGGGCGGCCGGTTGCCGTCCGTGCGGTCAATTATATGCACACAAAATCAACGAGGGAGGAACTGCGTCACGATCGGGCGACGCGCTGCGGCGCCTGGCGCAGAAGTGTCGCAGCACGAAAGCGCCGAGGTCATTACGCCCGCGCAGCAGCCTGTGCCTCGGCGGCCAGGCGGGCGTTGCTTTGGGTCATTCTGATGAGGGCCTGATCGAATTCCGGCCGCACGATGAAAAGCTGGCGACCGATCTTTACGACGGCCCCCGCCCTGGTCAGTTCGTCGTGGTTGCATCGCATGAACCAGCGAAGGGATGCGGTGCTGCAGAAAAAGCGTTTTCCGTCCTCGGAGTTCACAAAATCCTTTGTGCTCTGAAGGTCGCTGAGTGTTCTGTGGTGGTTGGTTGTTTCTTTGGGCTCCATATTTGCGTCCTGTGATTCCTTTGTGCGTCCGTGACTAGCGGCGACGCGCAAGTATCTGGCTGGGGCGCTGGATTTGTCATGGCGAGATATCGCCGGAAAAGCGCGAATTTTAGGAGCCTGAATAAATCGAATGCCGCCCTGCCCTTTTGTTCTCGTGATGTCGCGCCGACGCGGGAATGAGGGGCCTTCTGGCCTATATCTCGCGCGCAGGGCTGCCAATAAATACAACGGCCGCCTCTTCCAATTGGCGCGCATCAGCGGCCAGGTTTTCCGCGACAACTCCGGCCGAGGCGCCTCCCTTGTTCCCTGGCTCTCGGGTATCCAGCAGGCGCTGCCTGATGAGCTGCAGCTGCTGGTACAGGTCATCCAGGTAGCGATCTCGGAGGTAGTGCCGCACATCATGGTCCGGCGATTGAGGGATGCCAGCGATCTCAAACACCCCCTCAATCAAGAGGCGGTAGCGCCCGGCCCCTGATATCGTCGTATGCAGCCCGGTCCGCGCCGCTGCCAGCGTCGTCGAGGAGATGAGCTGGAGCCGCAAGATCCGTTCTTCGCTGATGGGACGCCCTCGCGTTGGCGCGAGGTTGCGCGCGCTCCGGGATGCTGCATCCACCAGGGCGTGCCCGGGCTCAGACGCCAGATCCTGGAGCGCCCCCAGGGTGCTTGGCGCAAGCTGATCACTCGCTGCGGACTGGCCCAGGAAGCCAGTCCAGGCCGCCCCGCCCTCCGAGGCGATCCGGACGAGCGTCTGTAGCGCCTGATGAAGCGCTTCGGCATCCCTGTTTTTGCCGCCGCGCGCCGGGCTGCGCAGGCGCATGGCGGCCCGCGCCTCCTGGTAGCGCCGCACAGCGGCCTCGATCTCTTGCATGGCGCGCTGACTGCCTTGCAGCAGGCGCAACAGTGTCGCGCGTTGCGCCTGAGCGGCCATCACGCCGCCTTGTCGCCAAAGACCTTGGCGAGCATGGCTTCCCTGGTATCCACGCACAGGTGCGCGTACCTCTGGGTCATGGCCAGGCTCTTGTGGCCCAGGCTATCTGCAATGGCCAAGAGGGGCTGTCCTTGCCTGGCCAGCCAGCTGGCATGGGTGTGCCGAAGCGTATGGAAGACGGCGCCTTCGATGCCGGCGCGCTCCAGGGCGTTGTAGTACGCCTTCTCGATGTTCATCGGCTTCCCCGGCGAGCGACCGCAGAACACCAGGTCATCGTCCCTGGCTCCTCGCCGCAGGGACTTCAGCTCATCTGCGACATCCCCTTGCAGGACGAGCACGAAGGGCTCGCCGTTTTTCGTGCGCTCGACAAACGCGCGCCGGGCGCCCAGGTCCAGATCCTTCCAGCGCAGCCCCAGTAACGTGCCCTTGCGTGCGCCGGTGGTCACCGCCAGCTTGATGAGGACATGCAGCTTCTTCCAGTACGAGACCTTGGCCGACGCAAGCAGGCGCTGATACTCATCAGAGGAAAGGAACCTGACCCGGCTGTTATCGACCGGGAGCAGCTCGGTTTCGCGCACCGGGTTGAGCCAGCCTTTCGGCATGAGGCGGCGCTTTTGTGCCCACGTCAGCACGGCCTGGATGGTCGAGCGGTACCGGTTGATGGTGGCTGGTGCCAACGGGCGCCCGGTGCTGACGATGCTGACGCCTTCGCGGGTGGCGCCTCCTCGGTTCAGGAGGCAGCCGCGCATCCGGAGGGCTTCCAGGGCGTCCTGGATGTCGTCGCCGTCGATCTCGGCAGCGACCTTGCCTCCCAGCTGCTCGACAAAGAAAGCGAGGCGCTGACCCTGGCCAACATTGTTCTTTCGGTAGCAGGCCATGTAGACGTCAGCCAGCTCTTTGAGGGTGAAACGTTGCTCCCTAGTCAGGGGGGCAGAAACAGCGTTTTCGAGTGTCATTTACGGCTCCGATCAAGGTGAGGGACCAAAACCGTTTCTGGCAGGGCTGGTGCTTGCTAACCGTTTGATTTCTCCGGGAGTTTCCCCCCAAAACGCTGTTGCGCTCAGGGACCATCCCCCTTCACAGTAACAAGTGTAAAACCGCCCAATTACCAAAAACTTTGGGTATCGCTCCTGTCGGCGCTAAGTCATTGACACACAAAGGAAATGGCGCCTCCGGCACGAATCGAACGTGCGACCCTCCCCTTAGGAG